CTAACAACACCACCCCCGTCTACACCCGATCCGATGCGGATGAAGTTGAGCGGCTGCGCATCGACCTGGAGCTGACACGCCTTGCGCGCCAAAGCGATCAGATCGAGATCGACGGCCTGAAAGTGCTTTGCGATGGCTTCCGCGCCCAGCTGGCCGACGCCGCCCAATCGCTGGAGACAATCAGCCTTCAGGCCGGGCGCGACGAATTCATGAAGGACATGACCCAGATCCGCGGCTATGCGAACAGCCGGGCCAGGGTTGCCCAGGGCGCGCTGTCCGCCAACGCAGAGGCCGCAAGCCATGACGAATAAAACCGAGTGGGCCTATTGCCCTGAGTGCGGCTGCGAAGATGTCCGCCATGAAGAGGGCGAGCACAAGCAATGCGCGATCTGCCATCAGGAGTGGTTCAGCAGCGTTGATTATTCCGACGTGGTTCGAAAGCATCTTTCCGGGAAGTACATCGACAAGGATGCAGAGATTGAGCGGCTGCGCGCTCAGGTCAGCGCCGGAGCTGGGCACGTGCTGGCTTACAAATTGTCACGCCAGCGCCTGCTAGGTCGTGCGCGAGAAAGGGAGCTTGCATTGATTGGCCTCCGCACCAAGATGGCAGACGGAATTGCTTTCGTGCAAAACCTCTGCAACGCCGCAGGAAGCCAGCCGAGCGTGGCTACAGGTTATTTGCGCGACATCTTGGATGTTCTATCCGCCGGCGCAGATTCAGTTCCGGCATCGGTGGTGCTGCCTGACTCTGGCGAATTGAGCTTGCTTGTCGCGCGATCAGCTGGGCAGGCCGACCGGCTCCACGGATGCAACCACTACACCGCTTGCCAGATGACCGCAAACAATTTGATGGACCGGATCAAGGAACTGAACTCATGAGCCTATGGTCGCTGTACCTGGTCGGCGCAGTCTCTACGACGGTCCTGTTCGTGCTCTTCATCGGTCGTGAGCTTCCACAATGGATGCGCGAGGTCGCCGATAAGGAGCGCGTGCCTGTCGAGATGCTAGAGCGCTTCGCTCCTGTAATCTTCGCACTGGCAGCGCTTGCGATGTTGCTATTGGCCGTTGTGGCGGGCGCGCTCTGGCCTCTGACCCTTCCGGCATATCTGCTAGATAAGGAAAAGCCATGATCGACGTCGGATACCGCAAGACGTAAATCGTCGGCAAAAAAACGGGTGACTAGAAAGGGACTGCCAGTCACGCCTAAATGCGGTTTCAGCAGCTTTTCAGCTACCACACCGCTACAGGCCACGGAATACAACGACCGACCGGGGGTTTAAATCCCCCGGATGATAAAATCAGGCAGGGGAATGAGCATGACAGATCAAGAATTGTTGGAACTGGCTGCGAAGGCGGCCGGCATGGAAGTGAAGGCGGCGATAGTCCTTGCTGATGGCACGTTGAAGGGTATTGATGTCAGTAACGATGGAGTCATCATTCACTATTGGCACCCGCTCATAGATGACGGTGACGCGCTGCGCCTGGCGGCAGCGATTCCCGATGTTGCAGTCGTCATCGACAATCACATGGGATGGTGCGGCGTGCACCTGAGCGCCGAGAGGGGCAAGTACGACCTCGTCGAATACTTCAATGGCGACAAAGCGCGCTCTATACGCTTGGCCATCGTCCGCGCTGCCGCCGAGATTGGCAAAGTCATGCAGGCGGGGAATTGAGCGATGGCGACCATCACTGAGATACGCGCCATGCTCGAGCGCGGCGAAACCGTGAGCCTTCAGCGCAAATATGTCGCGGCAGTTCTCGAAGGGCTTGCAGCAGATCCGCGCGGGACCGAAGTCTACCGCGTGATCCCGCGACCGGGCCGAATGTCCGATATCGTCATGGAGGGGAGAAGTCGATGAGCACGAATCAGGCGCCACAAAGAGAAGAATCGCAAAACGTAGCGCGGATTGATTGGGATGGCGAAGGGTATCCGCCGGTTGGGGTTCGGTGCGAATACTTCGACGGTGGCGAATGGATGCAGTGCGAAGTGGTGGCGCACCGAAAAGGAGGGTGGGTTATTCTGAGTGATGACCTTGAGACCGACTTTGTGACGCTTGATGGGCTTCGCCCCATACGCACTGCGGAAGAAATTGAAGCCATCCTAAACTGGCTAGTCAACCGCGATAGCGAGCGCGGCCTGCGCGGCATTGCCGAGGATCTGCACGCCAACGGCTACCGCAAGCTGTAACCCAGACAAGCCATAGATAAGGTCGGACATCGACCAAAACGCCGACCAATTCCGATCGGCTCTGGCACAATGCGTGGCTGCCATTGAGGCGACTTGATATGAGGTGTAAGGATGAGCAATAACGAAATGGTAAGCGCTCCACAAAAACCGCTTGAGACCTTGGAAAAAGAAAACGAACCAGGAACAATCCTCGCACCATCCGACGCGGAGCGGTACGAGTGCAAGGCCTGTAATTCGACTTTCAGCATTACAACCTGGGGGCAGTGCGGCGGGATGTGCGATAGCTGCGGATCTCCTGGATAAGATCGCAACACTCCACAATGGCGCCTTCGGGCGCCCCATCTAGGGCGTCCTGCCTACTGAATCCCTTCCTTTATATAGCTACGATCAGGCCAGCACGTTCAGCGCTGTCATGTAGAAGGCCAGTCGCTCGGCCAGTCCATTCAATCCGCCATTGATGCGCCGAGTGATGCCGTTGAAATCCTTGGCATCGGCCAGCGCGTTCAGGTTGCGAGAATTCCAGAACCAGGCCGCCGACTTGCACGCCCACTCGGCCTGCTCCAGCAGCTCAGGCGTGCGAAGCAGGCGGTCATCGCCGAACAGGGCTTTGCTGCATGCCAGGTAGTTGTCATGCCCGGTGATTTGGATCAGGCCGCGCCCTCGGTACTTCTGGCCATCACCATCAGCCTCTGGCGTGTTACCCAGGCGAGCAGCCAGCGGCCCGGTGTCGTACTTGCTCAGGTACTGGTCGCCGCCAAGCTCGCGCACGTAGCGGAACTGGCCGGACTCATGGCCGACCTGGGCAATGAAGGCGGCCATGCGCAGGCGGGTGCTGATCTGGTATTTGTCCATGGCCAGCGTGAGCGCCGAAGCGAACACGCCAGCCTGCTTGCCGGCTTTCGGGAGGATCTGCAGCAGTTGCTGCGAAGTGATCGGCATACTTTTCTCCAGGCAAAAGAAAGCCCGCACGGCGGCGGGCTGTTTGTTAGGCAAGAAGGCTTTCGAGCTTGCGCAGGCGCTGCTCCTGACCGGCTGAAATGAACAGGCTCAAGCCGTCCATTCTGAAGCTGTAACGGTCGCCGGCTGCAACCACTAGGCGCTGATGCGCGGACTCAATCTCAATCAGTTCGCCGTCGACGTCCGCATATTCAGCCGGCACATCGTCGAACTCATCACCCCACTGGTCGTAGCAGATGAAGCTGTAGCCGAACGGGTCGAGACCGTGACTTTCCATAATGCTGATGGCTTTCTGCACGTACATGCCTACGTGCTCACGGGCCTCGTCGCCTTTCTCCTCGACGGCGGACAAGAACCTATAAGCGCCAATTTCGGCGGCAATGTCGCGGCTTGCGGCCAGCTCTGCGTCAGTGAAGGCGCGCATTGGAGTCTTCTCGCGGCCATCCGACGTGTTGATTGTTCCGGTTCCCGCATAGAGCACAGAGGCCCGGTTTGAAGGGCCGCCGATTGCTTGGGCGTTATCTGTAAACGGACGGAATACGCCATCAGCCTTAAATGTCCACTTCCCTATGGTGTTCGACGAAAACGTCATGTCACCGATGGAGCTGACACTGAGCCCCATATAGATAGCCTTGGCGCCATCATAGAAGCGCTGGCCGACCGTATATGTCGGCTTATCCACGACCGAAACAGTGCCGCTCGACTCGAATACCACACTGCCATCGCTGCTGTAGTAATTGCCAAGCGCGTTACCGGAAACATTGGCGCCGGTAGCATTGACCACGCTGTTGGCTTGGCCGCGATAACCGTGACCGCCGTTGTTCTGCGCCGTCGAGCTCGTACCGTTGATGGTGCCGTTCGACGATGCGTCATAGCCGGTGCTGGCATTCGATGACGCTTCAGATGTTGTGCCCGAGATTGTGCCGCCATTCGACGCCGAATAGCCTGCCGCGGCATTCCCTACTGATTTAGACAGCTCGGCAGATATGCGACCAATCCCCCGGCACTCGTACCCGTTCGATCCGTTGCCGGAAGCCCGGCTGCTCGGCGCCGCAATATAGCTATTGTTGAAGCACCAGAAGCCATTGAGCCCGTTACCTACGGCAATACTGCTGTTTGCCTGGATGGCTCCGTCGATATCGGAAATGTAGCCATCCTCGCCGTTACCTGACGAGATACTGAACTTGCACCGAATGTGAGCGCCTTCGGCATACCAGCCGCGCTTTCGGTTGGAACTGGACGCGACGAAGCTGGCGATCATGTGCCCGCGACCAGAAACGGCGATACCCTGTTCGCCGAAGCCGGAAACGCCCAGGTTAGGGCCGGCCACCACGTTGCCAGATGGCACATAGGTGTTATTGCTGTCTGCGCCGCCAGTGATAACCGGCGCGCACACGATGATGCCGTGGGCGTACATGGTGCCGGTGCCGGCCGAAACGCTCCAGTCACCTTCAATGGCTATCTGATCGAAGCGCTTGAATGTGCTTGCGCCTTCAAATCTGAACCCATCAGAGCCCGCGAATTTAACTCTCGACTTCAGGACGACGACAGTAGCTGAGGTGACGGTGTTGGTCGGGAACGATGCAGCATGGTGGGTGTTCAGGACGGTGATCGACCCAACACCTACCGCTGTGATTTTCCATATACCACTGTGGGCAATAAAATCACCGGTGCCGGCGACATCCCGAACAATCGCATTGTCACCGACAGAAACTCCAGAAACATCGGAGATTGCCAGCGTAACGCTGTACGCCTTGGCAGATCCGGACACTGAAACAACCGAAGTTGCCGACTTGCTCAGCGGCGCCGCGCCAATCAGCTCAATTCGATGCGCGTCCGGCGAATTGACAACTACCTGTTGCGTCATATCGACCAGGCCGGATGGCATGCGAAGCGAAATAAATCCGGCAACCCGAATCCGCTTGAGCATCCCGAGGATGACTGCTGCGTTAGCCTGGGTCAGATTGACCACATAGTTGTCGCCTGGGGCGTACACGACTCGAGCCATTGAGGCGGCAGTCGCCGCGAATGCCGGCGCCGAGTCCGTAACGCCATCGCCGATCGCTCCGAAATCGTCGACAGACACCCACTCGCCGAGCTTGTCGGCTATCGATCGGCGAACGGCACCAGTCAGCGCCGACAGGTTGAAAACCATGCCGGCCCCTGCATTACTGAACAGATCCTGTCGCAGCGTGGCATCTCCTACCGATACCAGCTTGGCCGAATCAGTCGCCCAAACTCCGGTAGTGGTCCACGGCAGAGTGCCGGCCTTTGCCTTGTACAACTCAGAGTTGTACTGAACGATCTGAGTTACGCGAGTAAGGGCGATGCCTGCGGCATATGGAACCGGGTTTTCGTAGCCGCGGCTCGCCTCGGATGCAGCATAGTCAGTTGCTCGCTGGGCCTGGGCCGCAGTGAAATCAGCGGCTCTTTGAGCCTGCGCAGCATTGAAGTCGCTAGCCCGCTGAGCCTGGGCGGCAGCAAACGACGCCTCGATGCCAGCCCACGAAAGGCGGTTGACGCCTTTCCGGTCAGGATAGCTGAGCAGCGGGCCAAGGATCAGGTAGTCCAGATTCTGCGCGTTGTCGATCAGGTCTTTCGGGTTGGTCGAGCCGACTGGGTTGCCGGTTGCGTAAATTGTCATGCGCTAGCTCCAGGCATGCTGAGCCCGATTGGGCGAATTGGTTTTTGTGTGGCTGCGGTCATGCCTGCGGCCATTCGCGATTCATCGCGATATCGAAAATGTTCGAGTGCAGGACGTATTCAGGTGCGTAAATCGCCCAGTCCTTGCTGATGATTGGTCGCTTGAGCAGCTGCAGAACGGCCCTGAAGCGCCAGCGAGAAATGCCAACCAGAGTTGGCCCGCTGTACATTTCCTTGAACCTGGCTTGATAGGTATCAATGCCGATCGGCGTCTTGAGTGGGCAGTCAAACCACTCAACACCTTCGTTCAGGGTGTACTGATGCCAGGCCATGAAAAGCTGCGCCTGGCCATCGTCCATTTCCCATATGACTGTCGGGAAGGTCGGGACATTGCTGAACCTGCGCCGAGATATGACCTTGCCGTTCTCCAGTGGCGTGTGCGCAGCCGGGTCGGTCGTGTTCATGTCGTAGCCGTCGCGCAGCGGATACGGCAGTCCTTCCGGGTACTGGATCATTTGCCGTCCTTATGGCGCCGTGGCGCTGTCGTAGGTGTAAACGCGGGCGTCGTATGGCATCCCCTTCATCGCAACGTTTCCGTTTGATGGATCTGATCGCGTGACGAGGACCGGGTAGGCCCACTTCGATGCAGGGCCGATCAGCAACTGAGGAAGCGCCATGTTTCCTGACTGGCTGGTGTCGGGAATGAAGTCGATATCGGCGATCTGCAGGTGATAATCGTCAATCGCGGTCGCTTGGAAGGGACCAGAGAGAGAGCCATCCTGACGACTTATCCCAACCTTGTAGGTTTCCGGTACCGACCAGTCGATCGGCTCCGACGATTCCAATATGAATCCGCCGCTGACCGCCGTGATGCTTAGCAGTTCGGCGCTTTGACATTGCCCAGGGGTATCGCTGGCCACCGCAGCAAAGCTCAGGTAACCAGAATTCATGCCGGCCAGTTCGGTTTCCCAGGTGTAGGTGTCCTGGCGGAATTTCTGGTGACCGCGACGGCGCATGCCGAACCGATAGGCGCGATCTCTGTCACCGACGCCCGGCAGCTTAACCTTCTCGACCTTGTTGCCGGCATCGCCCGGCCAGCGGCAAGGAACGGTCTCCCAGGCCCAGGTGATATTCGAGTAATACTCGACATCCACACCGTCGAAGTCGTTAAGCGATGACAAAGGCCCGGCGATGCTGAGCTTTTTGGTCATGTTCTGCGGTGAGTATGTCTGCGTCTTTGGCCCGTAGGTGATATCGAATGCCGCCCGCGGCTCGTCGCGCACCAGGCTGACCAAGCCGTTCTTGATGGTCAGCTCGGCAAATCCGCACGCCAGCGCATCGTTCAAGCGATCCTTGGCGGTGCTGCTGTCGTCGATGGTCTCGTCGTAATACTGGCCGGCGGCGTTGAATACGGCGTCCAGCCGATCCCATTCAGCCAGATCAATGTCGCTGTCGTCATAGCCCAGCGATTTCAGCACGTTGAGGCACCACGGCACGATGCCGCGCGTAGCCACAGGCGCCTGCCATGCCCCGCCGGAGCGAACAGGCAGAATGCGAGTTGCCTCCCCGTTGATCTGGCTTTCAGATTGCGACGAGAGACGGTCGCCGCCGCGAATCTTCAGCGACATGACTGTCATGCCCGGGTAACTTGTCGGGCGCGTCTGACGCAGGCCGCGCAGACTGTCCCAGGATGGCGTATCAATCCACTCAGAACTGTTGGAGCCGCCACCCTTAGCCAGTCGCTTTATCCGGCATTCCGGCCGCATTGGGTAGGGCAGAGCGATGCGAAAGGTAAACCCTTGCGCATCCTTCGAGTGACCGGTGACCGTCTGCGGCAACACAGTCCACGCTCCCGATACAGCCATGTCGCGATATTCGAACTGGTGCGACGAGTAGATCGTGTATTCATAGCCGGTCTTGCCGAGACCGATCAGGCCGCTATAGGTAACCGTGTATTCGATGTGCGTCACCAGCTCAGACTCAGGCGCACACGAAAATGGCCCGCGATAGCCGCCCTCCATGCTGGACGGGTCCAGGGTGATCAGGCCGTTTACGGTTTCCATCGCATTGAATCCGATCCATCCAGAGTCAACCGAGCCCGATGCAGTGAGCCGGTCAACGGTCATGATGGACGAGGCAAACGCCGTGATCCGGTAGCGCAGGCCGCGCGGCCCGATGGTTGCCAGGCCAGAGCCAAGCGCCAGGCCGGTGACCGGCGCGCCGCCGTCGTAGTCCAGGGTCATCTGCGCCGGCTGCTCAGGGGTTCCGGCGCTGGCAGCGGTTCCGGTGGTGTTGATTGGGGTGGAGCCGAGCACGGCAGACCCGCCGGACGACACCAGGGCCTGACCGGTATTGGTGCCCGTCTGTGTCAGCAAGACCTTGCCGGACGAGGCGCTGGCAATGAATGGCGCCGCGCCCTTGGCCGTATTGATAGCAGAAACCAGGCCGGACAAGTCAGTAGTTGCCGTGTTAAGCGCTACCGAATACGGCGTTGCTCCCAAACTGACGGTGAAGGTCAGCGGCGTTACGTTGTAGTCATAGCGCGCTGGCACGCTGGATCCGAGAATTGTTGAAGGCGTTCCCGCAGTAGGCGGCACGGCCGGCGCATACGGGGTGTAGCTGTTGACGACGTAATTGCCGGCATTGGCGCCTGCGACCTCAATAAGCATTCCAGGTACCGGGGCGAGCATTTCCAGCGGGCCTTGAACGATATCGCGCCCAGCACCGCCATCGACAACGGTGTAGACATAGGGTGCAAGCACACGGATAACCAGGCCGCTCGACCAGTCAGTCGGGAAGCTGCCGGCGCCGGCAGGGATTGCAATCGAATGACCGCTGAACTGATAGGCCGAAGCCGCAGCAGACGGTGTAAGGTTGGTCGATACGGTCAGCTCAAGCCCTGAAGAACCGCTGGAACTAGCGCCGACCTCTTTGGCGTTGAACCATAGCAGCGACGCGGTATCGGCAGACAGGTCGGCGCCTGGAGCATAGATCGCCACCTGAGCGTCAGCGCCAAGAGAAATCAGCGGGGTCTCGCCGACCTTGAGCTTATTGATGGGAATGTCCACTGCGCCTTCGGAGACGTAGAGCAGCATTTCCACCCACTTCTCGCGTGGCGCAGCGAAATATTGCCGCGGCTCGGCCAGGTACGACGGGTATACCTTCTGGTGCCCAGCGATGTTGCGAATCAGCTCGCCGAGCTTGACCTTGTTGCCCTTGGCGCTGGCTTCATCGAGCGGGCTGCCTTGGGCGGTGCCGGAAGTAGACGGCATGCCTGGCATCTTTGGCATGAGCAGCTTTGTTGCGGCATATGCAGCAACAACCAGCAGAGCGGTAATAGTGAACGGGTCCGCGCCTTTCGGCTCATTCCAGATCTGCACATGATCAGACGGCCTGAATTTTACTTTGTGCCACAGGCGCGCCTCGATCATTTCGCCATTGATAGCGATGCTGACCGGCTGGGCCTCGCCGCGCTTGTACAGCGGCGTTTGCTCAAGCAGCCACTCCTCCAAGGTCATTCGACGGTCAGTCGTGAACGTGGCCAGCGGCTGCGAGCCGGCCATTTTATTGGGGAAGAATTCGATCATCGGTAATACACCACTCGTTGATAGCGCGACTCGAAGTCGCGCACGGTGTGAATGCGTGGGCCGCCAGGGTTGGTATCGAATACCTTCATCTGGCCGTCCAGGTGCACGACGACGCCGACGTGACACAGCAACGCGCCCTTGAATGCCGAAGCGATCGCCGCAGGCTCAGGCTGACACTCTTCCATGCCCGAGCTGATATCGCGGTATGCCCTTGCGATCTCGCGAATCGATGACTTTCCAACACCGCCAAGCGCCGGCATTAGAGGAAGGCCGAACACCTCATGTCGCACAGCGTTGACCAGTCCGTAGCAGTCGAAAGCCAGCGGGCCGCGCGCGCCATCCTGGTAAGGTGCAGACTGGTAATCCGCCAGGGTCTTCATATGAAAATCAGCCCTGGCGCGACGGCCGCAGTCAGCTTATTGCGCGGGAATGCAGTTCCAAGAAGGTCGTACAGTCCGCACGTCAGCGTGGCCACATCGTTGGCGTACTGCCGGTTAAGAACCTCAAGCCGGTAGTGCTCGGACGGATAGGCCAGATTGCTTTCGAGGTATCGGCGCTTTGTCAGGATGATGCGCGCCGATGCTGCTCGAGCCTGCTCGATTGCCGTCTGGACCTTTCCATCAGTGTTATCCAGGGCGATGTTTAGGTTCTGGTATCCGCTGTTGTCCTGCACTGGCAGGGCCTCTTCTACCGCCATTGCCAGAAAGGCGAGCGTGCGCCCGTCCTCTGTTCCGCAGACGCGATCCTCATAGCCGGAGCAGATAAGGATCGGCGCCGCCCACGCGGAACAGGTCGCCTCGATCGTATCGACGAATAGGTCGTTGCCGACTGAGGCGTAGGCGATGTTGATAGGGTTGCTCATTGGGGCTCCATTCAGTCCCTAGCAAGAGACCCTATGTTAACGCATTAAACA